AATTGGAAATGCTACCCATTTGCTGTTGTTTGGATGGCCATTTGCCATTTTTAGAAGCAACTATAGGCATTCCAGGATAAGCGGGATATGCTGTAATAGGATCAAACTCTTTAAGATCATTCAACGATTTTGCAGTTTTTATTAATCCTTTAAAGTTTGGAATAACAATAACCGTATCACCATCAAAGTCTGCACCTGATAGTTTTTTTGCAACGTTTGGATTAATACCAATTGCATCCCGAGCATCTTTCATGATTGCTTTTGCGGCTGGTGATTTGTTATTAACAATTAATTCTGGAATTTCAAATCTACCACCATGAGGATGTCGAATCAAAACCACAGGTTCACTATCATTAAAATCTGGTGCATAAACTTCATTTTCTTTTAAACCCGGAATTGGTAAGATAACTTTTTGTGCTTGACGTGGAAGTGCTGCTGCTTTTAAATGAACAGCAGAAGAATCACAATCATCTGCAAACTCTGCCAACAACTTTTTCTTAATCGTTGGGTTTGTTATACTCATAATTTCATTATATTCTTTTGTCTTCTCTTTAAAAGCTTGATCAAGTTGTGCTTTTGCTAAGGATACTGGTTGTTTTGAAAGAACTTGAGATGATAACGTTTTTGACCATTCAGCCCAATCACCTTCTTCATTTACAACAAACAATGCGCCTCTTCTTCCACCTTGTTTTGGTGTTGCACCAAAAGGATTTGAAAGATCAACATTTCCTTGATCATCTTTTTTTACCGGTTTTAAAGCATCAAGTTTATTTCCAGTTGGCTGTTTATTAGTATTAAAAATAACATCATATCCTTTTGGAATGTCATCACTATAGATTGCCATGCCTTTTAAGTAATGGGTTCCATCAACACCTATACGAACTTGAGCATACTTTGCTATACCAAGATCAAGATCTGGTACTCCTCGCCGAAGTTCAATAACACCATCTTTTAAGTTTCCTTTATCGTCTGCATATCTTACTTTAATTTGTTTAGACGAAATGTTTTTAACAGGTGTTGTATTGTTGACATCCGCAAAAGTTCTTCCAAAATCAGCAGTATAGGCCGTTATTGGCTGAATTAACAGAGGATTATCACGTATAGTTTTCCATAATGTTCCTGGCGCACCAAGAACTTTAAATTCTGTAAACTTTCCAGGCATTCCCTGTTGATCAACTCGTAGATGATGAATCTTATAACCTTGCTCTGATAATTCCAATACTGCTTTGTTCAAATGATCTCGGCTTATTCCAATATAATGTTCAACTCCTTTGCCCACATCAATAAACTGTTTTGTATCTGCACTTTCTCTTATCATTTCAGTAGTTGCTCTTGCAATCATAGATCGTTGTCCTAGGGCAGGATCTAGCAACCCTCTTACAACAGATTCATTGATTCCACCCATTCGACGACCAATTTCCATGTTCGAGTAACCAAGATCATGCATTCTTAAAGCATGTGCTTGATCTGCTGCACGAACTTCATTTCTTGAAACACGAATTCTAGCTCTAAGAACTTGAGTTTTAATTCCTTCACCTTCAGCAATTTCAGTAAGACTTAGTCCTTGTTTACGAAGGTCTTTAATGTGTTGACGAAACCCTTTATAATGCTGATATGCATCTTCACCCGATCCCAAAGGATATCTGCCTGATGACCATGTACCAATATGTTTGAGTTCATTCTTGTTTAAAGTAATATTAACTAACTCTTCCAAGGATTCTCCAGTCGTATGTTGTTCTGGATTGAAAGTAGCCCATTCTAATTTTGGATATTTATTTTGATTACCAATTTTTCCAGTATCATGAAGATCTGTTATTTCAGTTTTAATATCTTCTAAATTATTAAATGTATGAAGTCCTTTCTGCCCGCCCATTGCATTTTCAAGCCAATATGTTTTTCCATCTTTCTGATAATGTACAAACGAATGTGTCATACCACCAGACATTACTCCTGGCTTGTATTCAATAAGAAATTCTACTTTTGGTTTTAATCCCATTTTACTTAATTCATCATGTATAAACATAACTTGATCATGACAGGAGCCACTTCTTGTTGATAAGACTTCGGATGGGGATTTAAGTTTTGTAAACTCTGAATATTTGATATTACTTTTCATCCATAATGAAAGATCTTTGGGAGAACTAAACTGACTTTTATGAACTCCCCAATGCATACCAAGAGTACCATAATGTTTGAGTTCGTTACTCATGCAGTTATCCTCCCGCTTTTATTTGCTCAATCTTTCTGTCAAATAAAATAATCTTATCCATAATAAGTAAGATATCATCTGGAGAAGGCGTGTATACAAGTGTTTCCTCAGATTGATATATTCGAAGTTCAATCTCAATTGTTGTTGGTTTAATATTATATTCCAAACAGAAAAGGGCGGTATAAATCATTAACTGATTCATTGATGTTGGAGAAATTCCTGATTTGTAATCATGAATATGCAACACATTCTTACGAAAGGATATTGTGTCTGCTGTTCCAAAACAATTATCAGAATAATAAAGAATCTGTTCTGGCAACATCTTAAAACCAATTGCATCATTTACATAACAATTTAATGAGTTTTTTGTTTTTGGAAGTCTAACGCCAAGCGTGATTAATCGACTGGCAAGTTCGTGTAAATCTGTTCCTCTTTGTGCAGCAGTAAAACTATTAAAAGTTGTAACCAATTTATCCTCATCATAGTTTATCCAATGATATTTGCTAGCGCCAAGAAAAGCATGTTTACCTTCTAGATTTGAATGCGCATTGAAGTTCATACAAAACCTCCTCTTTGTTTTCTGGGCAAATGAAATAAGCGCAAGACATACTATTAAGTTCTTCAATATAATATTCTTGATTTGGTCGGCGATTCGAATTTAAAGTTCGCTTTATTTCTAATGCTGCCCATGTGTCTTTAAACAAAATTAGGAGATCTGGAATTCCTTGAAAATATTCTGCATCATTTTTAAGAATAATACAACTAGGAAAAAGAAATTCAAGTTCTCGAATAAGTTCTGTTTTGAACTTACCTTCCCGTTTAATCATGGTGACTTTCCTTTCAAAAATAAGAGAGATATACTCTCCTCTCTATTAGAGGCTCTGTTATTTATGCGACCCTCTAAACAGATGTAAAACAAATCTCATTAAAATCTCTTTTGTTATTAAATGCCTTTTTAATTGCCAAATCAATAACCGAATTTGACCTAAGATAGAAATAGAACAAATCAGTATATGGTGTATTTAAACGATCAATACGACCAGCTGCTTGGATGGTTGCTTTATATGAGTAATTTTGCGAAAAGAAGATGATAGTATTTGTTTCTATACAATTCCAGCCTTCAGCTCCTGCTGCATATTGAACAATGTACATCCATTGATCTGTCGCTGGAATAAGTTCATGTTTATGACCATTCCATTGTGCAGTTGGTATCCCAATATTTGCACCGAATTGTAAAAGCAAGTCCCTCTCATAATCAAAGTTATAAAAGACAATTGCTTTTGGGTGTGCCTTTAATAATGTCTCTAACGCCAATAACCGACTAGAGTCACTGTTAACCACCTTTCGCATAAGATAACAAACTTCACTAATTGTTTTGATTGGCTTCTGTTCATAAACGTTCCATCGCTTAAAGAGAACAATGTCTAAAAGATTTTTGTCAAAGACAACATTAACCGTTTTGTCATGAGCAATAGTTTGTTTATTATAATTCATTTTTACAAGCATCTCATCCCTAAGTTTTGCTAAGTGGTTCGTTTCCAAATACTTCTCAACTTTTGGATATTTAGAAAAGTTGTTATAGACAACATGTCTACGAAAAAACGCAGTTCTATTTTTGTAATAGCCATTAGCTATAAATACTGGAACATAATCCAACCAGGTATCTCCAGGCGTTGCACTTAGAAGTAACCAGTGATTGTTTTTGACAATATTAAGAAAGGCTTTTACCCATGTTCCATTACCGATTACCCTTTGCTCATCAAATATAAAGAATGCATTTTTGACATTAGAATATTTGGCAATATTATTCCAAGAATCAATAAATACTCCAACATGATTTATACAAGTCTCTCTTTTTGTTGAGAGTAGAAAGTGGCAACACTCTTCTTCCCACTCAAGAGTATCTCTCTTCCTAGCAGTTGTGATGATGTATAAATCTTTTGGCTTTTTCATAGGAGCGAAGCCGCCTTTTTCATTTGTTTTTATTTTGCCCTCACACTCTATAGAAAAGTAATATGCAAGAGCAGTTCTTGACTTGCCGGAACCGACTCCACCAACTAAGATGGAGCCGGAACGCAGCTTGCCAACGGCCTCTTTTTGATGTTCAAATAAATTAATTGCCATGCTCTTTGCAGTCGCCTGTACATTCTTCGCAATGGCCACAACCACCTATTGCGTCGTTTGCATTGTCGGGGACATCAAAGTATTTCTTCTCAAACTCGTCTTCTACCAAGGTAACATACATGGTTTTTACATATGCTTTGATTCCTGCTTTTCCATTGACACTCCAATTGTATGGCTGAATAACAAGATCTGTTTGGGCGATTTCTGCAAAGTCAAGAAGTGATATCGACTCGGCATCGAGAACACTCTTGCCATGGCTTGAGACCATAACAATCTTTGGGGGTTTATTGTCGAAACTGACTGCTACTTGAATATATGCCTGTTTATCTTCCTGATCATCACGAGGTTCCAGCCAACGAACATTCCATCCATCTTTTTCAAGAACCTGGGCTAAATCTGTTTCAAGAAACACGCAGAAATTTCGACGACCAGACACATTAAACTTTCCTTCTTTACCAGAAAAGTTTCTAAACCCAATACGGGCACCATCGATACGAATATTATTGTTAGTCATTTTGTCTCCTTTCAAATTGGGACAATATAGTCAGATAAATCGTGTCCATCAATACAAATAGAATTGCCTAAATGATCTTCATGATATTGGGTACATTTTTTACAAACGGCATCCACTCCACACGGAGCAAGCCAAGGCAACGGCCTATCATTAAATCCAATTGGGGTTTCTTCATTTACTAGATCTGGGGTTGATGACATAAACCATTCAATATCTCCATATTCGGAAATGTCTTGCACCGCAGCATCAACAAGTTGTGTATAGTATGACCTATCTACATTTCCTTCCTTTCCTGAGTCTTTGAGCATTTCGGCTTCTAACCATCTGTATCCCTTTGTGCCTGAAGCAGCATAGTATTTATCCTCTTTTTCTCGAAGAAGAATACCACCACCACAACCAGGACGAACAGGACAGAAAGCTCCAGCCTTTCCAATAAAGTGATAATCGTGTTGCCCTTCTTCCAACGATTCATTCATATCTAAGTACAAAGCAGAAGTAACCGTTTTGGTTTCAATTGTATCTTCAAATTTAATTGCTTCATGAGAAAACAACGTTTTGAAAACATATGGCTGTGCAAACTGTGCACCTACGGCTGTCCATTCTCCAGTATTTGTTTTTGCAATATAGACTGCATCATTTACTAAACAGAAACGACTATAGGTATCCTCATGCTCAAATTCATAACCATACTTTTTTCCAAAAGCCATAACAAACTCAATGATCTCTGGCGTAGCATCTGGAATCTTTATGGAATCTGTTTTAATATGAGCAACTTTGAATCCTTGTTCCTGTACAGCAAACTGTAAATCAATCATAAACAAAGCACCACGTTTTGCTACGATGTTATCTATATTTCTTGGATCTTTGAACTTGTTATCAAACTTAGCAGAAGTTAGACCATATACAATATTGATAACAATTTTTAGAGCATATGCTAATGCTCCTGAATCCCCATCACTGGTAAGATACTTGCTAAGAATTCCACCAAGCATCTTCTTTGCTGTTTCATAATCTTTGTGTTTAATTGCTACTCGGGCATCAAGAAGTTCTTTAAAGTTTTTAGTATACTCACCAAATACATTCATTATTATAGCACTTCTTGGATGCATTGAAATTACATCCAATAACGCAGCATTTTTGTACATACCTGGTTCGGCATAAACTCGTCCACCTTCACCAACTTCAATTCCACGATACATGCTTTTTCCATTCTCAAACACATATCCAGGAAACTCCTCAGCGAGATCAGTATAGACAAATTTATCTTGTGGGCGTTTATCATTACCAAATATGATCTTTGCAGTATGCATTTGAGTAGTATCATTTGGACTAAGTCCACTCATGTCTGAAAGAATAAGTCTCAAATGCAT